GGGGGAAAGGGTGCACAGCAATGTGAACCCTTTCAAAGTTATCTGAAAAGCTCAGATACCTTTCACCTAAAAGAAGAATGCTTTAAGAAGCATAATTCATAATAGGGTCCCACCTACGACGTAGACTAGTCGCAGGTCTACCTCTCACTCCGGCAACCCATTTAGTATCGGGTGCTGGGTTTTCAGTAAAATACTGAAAGAGAGAGGCGTTGCCCTCAGTTGGCGTGATCTTGATCTTTGCCATTGGCATTGGTACAAGCACTTCCGTCCGTTGGAGGTTATGATTTTCTCTGGTTTTGAAACCAGATAGGTCTGTACCAACAAAGGACGTCCATCCTGAGGCACCGACAGCTGGGCCAACGACAGGAACCCTCGAAAGAGGATTCCTCTCGCCTATCCTTTTTAGCAGTGCAGCGACGTGCCAAAAACCCTTCCTATGGAAGTTATTTGACACCTCGATGTTACTAGCTACAGCTGCCGGCCCGAGGGCCGTTGGGATGCTGAGGACGTACGCAGGCGTTACATCATAGCCGTCGTACCCCTCGACTCCACAAGATTCACGGAACTTTCCAGTTCCGAAAGTCTTCGAGTCGTTTACCTTGAAGCCAAGGTAACTTAAGCATCTTACGGTATCTGCCCCACAATCTTTAGGAACGATGATATCGTCCCCGAAGATCCGGACTTCTCCCGTTACAGCCTTCAAGTTACGGTAACTGACCTTAAGCCCCCTCTTGTGTAAGAGGACACCTAGGCAGATAGTGTAATAGAAGACGGTTTGGAGAGGAAAGGTGATAGCCGATCCCTGCGTGAATAGTTTCTTCAACCTGTAATGGGCTGGAGATTTGCTATCGATATCATTCGATATCCAACGGGTCCTGACAGAGTGGACAGCTCTAATCAAACTTTCGTTTGACCGGAGGAGTCGTTCTGCAAGCCACGTTGACACGCAATCAGAAGCACTAGACAAGTCAATTGTCCAGTGTTCCTGATCTCGGGATGCCTTCAGGGCAGCCCTCCCAGAGTGAGTCTGGTCTCTAAAAGAGATAGACCGACTAAGGAAGGTCTGACTTACTCTGTCTTCGATCCATGATCGGAGATTTTGTTGACAGTACTGATGGGCGGTAGGCTCGGCGGCGATGAGTCGCGGAGACTTCTGCGTCTTCGGTACAGCAATGAGCTTACTTGGAGGCTCATGCCCAGAAGGCATATGCTTCCTCGAAAGCCCGAGCAAGTTGTCGATCCATGCCGAGTAGGAGTGATAACCCCACTCATCAATTGGAAAGACACTCGAGAGCTTTTCAGGCCAGGTCGGGAAGAGATACTTACTATCTTTATCCCGACGGAGGTCTGAAACGGCACCAGGTCCGTGCTTCGCAAAGCCTTCTCTAGGATCAAAAGACCCAAAGAGGCTAAAAATAGCGTCAGCAGTCCGCTGAACACTATCAAGCATAGGGTAAGCACTTCTTGGGGTATCTTCAAGGTTAACTCCTAAAAGATCTTCTAGAGGAGTACTGCGAGGATACACCGTGTGATCAGTTAACGATAATGAACGACCTTGAAAATCAAGGTCGTCATTACTCCAGTCACAACTGGAGTCACGAAGTGACCTATCCAACCTGAAAAATTCCGAGACAGAGTCATAGACCCTGTTTTTGGAACAATCAAGCCTAACCTTCTTCCCAAGGTAGCAAAGCTGCCTAAGGAAGAGGATAGAGTTGATGTCAGGATCGCTGCGAAGCAGACCGCAAGGTTCAAACACCCTATTCCAGAATCCCCAGAATAGTCTGGGCAATCTGGACGACCGCGACTTCCTCCTACAAAGAGGAGTACCGTCGAGATGCAGGTGACCTAGGGAAAGACTCTTATCAAGAGCCTTCCCAAGGGCAGGGAGGTCTAAGGTTATCACACCGAAGCCTCTCTGTTGAACCAGGAGTTGGAGGCGTGACATGTCACGCTCAACGTCCTTACGGTCCGAGGGGTAGATCATCAGGTAGTCTTTCATAACTGCCTGATACACCTCTAGGAAGAAGTCAACGTAGCTTTTCGTCATCTTAGCCTCATAAAGCTAGGGGATGATCTACGTGCTAACGCCGACGCTCCTGCTTACTCCAGAAGTAAGCACCCAAAAGCCGGAGAACCGCGAAGATTACCTTCACGATTCCCAGCCGATGAGCTTCCCGTAGAGGGCTTCGTTCAGATAGAACGAAAGCGCCTCGCCGAGGTCCGAAACAGTAGCAGAGACGTCACCCACCTTGTGGCGGATGACGACGTAAGCTTGGCGGACGAACTCGGGCGTAGAGCCAGAGGCATACACCGTTTCAGTGAACTCCACATTGTGGCGTTCGTACTGAACCTGGTTCGGCTTGACGGATTCCTTAGTGTGACGCACCTTGGCCCGGAACGAAGAACTCGTTTCGGGCAGGTAGTACTCTGAGGTATATCCGTCCTGGTTGATCTTCCTGAGGACTTTGGCAGTTCCGCCAGAGCCACCAAGAGTGATCGTAAGAGTGTCGCCGAGAGCCATGACAGCTTCCTTTCTTGAGTGAATGAAGTATCCAACTAGTGCCAGTCACCTTAGAAGGTGACGAGGAACGCGTTGGATCCCCAGTGCACCAAGAATGGATAGTTGGCGTCCCGAGAGATTCGGGATGCTGGCCGTAATTGTTGGACCAGAGCTTTGACTTCTAGCTTTAGAAGTCACAGTTGCAGAACAATCTCCTCCTTTGATCCAGCCATCAGAAAGATCGCGTTTCACGGAGAATTGATGATTGGTGGTGGTCGTCGTCATGATATTGACTAGACCGGGACTGGCCCCAATAGTGTTGTTACTTGCCTGAAGGAAAGTACCAACATTACCGAACCAGTCCACCATCCAGGACCATGGCATTAACTGCCATGCGCCCTCGATGAGTCCGCCAACCCCTAGCCCAAGGAGCGCGCGAGCGTGCTTCTCGGAACTAGATTTGGTGATGGGTGGCAGAGAACCTGCATCTGGGCGCCATCTTACTGTCGCCCAGGTCTTCCGCACAGTTATGACTGTGTGAGAAGCAACCACAAAGCCATTGGAAGAATGAAGGACAACATCGTTCTCCTTCTTCTGCTCAATGTCTACACCGAGATTGATCCTGCGCTTGAGCCCGCCATTGCTATAGAGCCTATGCCACTCGTCAGAACGAGTTCTGACGGTAGCGGAGAAATCTAAAGCTTTGGAAATGTCGCTGATCAACGGTTTCCATCCAAACTGATAAGAAAGGAACGCATTTGCACCTTTCCTCAGCATGGTGTCACCCGCGATCTTGAACATACGGGGTAGGTCTCGCAACTCGCCAATGAAGGCGGGTAGGTTGAACGCCGGCCTGCTAGGATTAGTCCTAGCAAGAGCGGTTGTTCCGAGACCGGATTGGCTAGGAAGACTGAGGTGGCTCAATGAAGCGCCACGACAGTACTCCGGAGGGCACTGAAGAGATCGGTAAGTACCGGACCCGAAGATAATCTGACCAGAGAGCGGCTTAATAGTCCACTCCTGCTTATGAATATCTAGGGGATTATCACCCGGATTACCGATTACGTCAGAACACCATTCGGTGTTCCTGACAATAATCTCCTCATTGACGATGGGCGTTCCAAAAAGATAGAACGTACTCATCCCAGATGAGGCGATGCTCGACCGATTCCGGATTCTAGCCAAAACCAAGCAGTCCAACATAGGAGTCGTTGATTCGACATGCTCACGCATGAGAGGAGGCACCATTGCCTCCTCTC